ATCTTTATCTATACCACCAAACATGTCATTCATTATTCCACTCAATTTTTCCATATCGCTAGTAATCGATATGAATTCCTTATAAACTCCATTCATAATAGTGCTATTTATATATTCAATTCTTTTATCTATTCCATAAATTATCGAGCTAAATTGTCTCGGATTAATCTCTCTTCTTACAATGTCAAATACATCAGTAGAATAGAGGAATATATATTTATCCTCTATGCTCTCTGGTAATTCTATATTCGTATACCTAGATACTAAATTTGCTCTGATAGCAAAGTCCTTTATTTCAGGAGAGTACGCAGAATCCTTATCTGCATAGCAAAGATTCACAACGCTATTAGAAAACTCAAGTGCTTCGTTGATAGATATCGTATACCTAACGTCAACATCTACATCGCCAATCTTAATCGTACTAACAACGTTATCTGTATAGTTACCAAAATCAGATGCATGTACTATATTCTGTTCACTCATATTCAATTCTCCTTATTTTCCTTTTTAGGTTTAAACTTAGAACATTCAGTTCCATTTATTTCATCCTGTATACGTCCGCTCTTAGCGTTACGTAATATGCTACAATTTCGTGTATACCTACTACAACCGATGCAGTTAGATTCAAACTCATCTAACTGAGACGAATTTTCAAAAACGCCTATGTAGTCAACAGGATGTATCGTCAATTCTATTCGTGGATTCTTCGTATCATAAAAAATAGCTTGCGCTCGTTCGCAAACTACGTCATCATCCATCCATATTCTTTGTGTATGCGTAATCGCATCAAGCATTACTTTCCAGTAGTTATTGCAGTCCATCCTAGCTCTAGGAAAGTAGAACACAGCATCAACATAAAAGTGTTGTTTTGTATCAATAGGCACATTCCATCCCTGTCTTTCTACTGCATCTATAACTATCTCTCCAAAATTCTTTTGGTATTTCTTAGCCTCGTTTGTTGTATATTGAACTGCTAATGGCTTGCCACCACTTGATATCATTCTATAACCCATATAATGATTTACTGACGGTGGCATTGGCGAAGTTATATGTAATATATTTGACATTAAACCTCCATTAAATAAAAAATGGCTGTACCGCAATGGGTACAGCCAACTATTTATTACAATTATTCAACTACTTCAGCTACATCTCCAACAGCTTCTACAGGTTTAATATCTTTCTTTCTGGTCTTTTTAGTTACCTTCTTTTCAACCTTACCGCCATTACGTGCAGCTTCAACTTCAGCAAAGTATTTTGAACCACATTCAGGAGAGCAGGCAACATCCTGCCATCTGAATTTGTTAGCGGGAGCGAATGTTTTACAATATTCGTACTCTTTACCGCATACCTTGCAAATGCGGATTGCTTTTGCCATATTGTTCCTCCTAAATATAACGTGGCTGGCGTTAACCAGCCACATCATTATCGTTTAATTACGCAGCATCCTCTGTATTAGCACCAAAGATTGTGTATGTCCAAAGGACGGAACCACCGAGGCTACCACAAGCGCCAGCGAGAGACTCAGCCTCAAAGTCATGTGTAGTCTGGTTGTCGCCCATATCGAGGGTGAACTCGCCAGAGAAGTCAGCCTTCGGAATGAAGAACTGAATTCTATAAACGTTAGCGCACTTATCCTCTGCAAGAGCGTCAACATAAAGTGTAAGTTTCTTAGAATACTTATCAGACTCATTAGAGAGAACATCAGCAGTAATCTTTCTCTTGTAGATAACAACGATTTCTGTTCCATCGTTTACACCACTGAATGTGAGAGCCTTCGTTGACGGATCATAAGCGAACTTTCCAGTTGCTGCTTTTGAATCCTGTTCAAGCTCTGTTCCAAGAGTTCCATCACCATTTCTGATATAAAGCTCTTCAATCTCAGCGCCAGTAGTACCAATAGCTTTATAGGTAGTTGCAGCAGCATTAGAGCTTACTGTAAGATAGTCTGTCCAAAGAACTTCTGTTGTCTTGTTCTCAAATGTGCCGCCTGTCTGAGCCTCAAGCAGACCACCAGAAACCATACCGTTAGTACCAGATACAGTAACTGACTTATTACGCTTGAGCTGAGAAATCTTTCTACCGCCCTTACCTGTAATCTCAGTTACATCCTGAGAGTTAGCGATAGATGCGTCCTGAAGTTCATCAAGTGTAAATACATAATCACCTGTTACAATGTCAAATCCTGTAATTGTCTCAAGACTTGTAATCGTAAGATCAGCAACGTTCATTTATTTTTCCTCCTAATTTGTATGTTCAAGCCAATTCAAATCTGAACGACTTAACCCTTTCGGGTCAATAGTACCAGCGTAAATTCCACGCATCTTATTGTTGTAATCAACTCTATGTATTACTTGTCTAACACTCTCGTTAAATTGATAAATCGTCAGTTCTTTTGTCCCTTCGAAATCATATTTATATTCTGGAGCGTTGACCATATCAACTATTAGTTTTTCGAGTTCAGAATCAGACGCACGATTTTTTCGTTTCATCTTGATTCTAGCTCGTTCAAGCATATATTTTCTAGCTTCTTCATTAGCAGGTTTCCTATTATCTCTTTTCATGTGGTGTATAGTTCTAAGTGTTACAGCGATCTTATTATAAATCGCTTTATCTATTCTAATTCCAGTATCTGGGTCAACTAGTATCGGCTGACCGTTTTGCGGATTCTCCGCAAATAAGAAACCAGACAAATCTAAATCACCAAGAATTAGACTTGTGTTATCCTTCTGTATAGCCGGAAACAGTATTAAAAATAATTCATAATCTGTTATTTTTGTAAAATCTATACCAGCATCATCTAATTGCACCATCATATCTATTGGTGCAGCAGTGAACATAGTTACAGCATTATAATAACCATCCTCATCTTCTAACACTTCTCCAACAGTAGGTATCACGACACTTATATAATCGTTAATAGGATAATCTGTTTTATATAATAGATTAATTGTACTCATTAATACATTTTTCGATTAGACGGAATATAGGCATTTGGATTATGAGGTCTGTTGAAGTCCTTCGCGTTAAACTCCATCATCTTTCCATTATAGTCCGTCACAGGAGCGAACCTCTTAATAGAATTAAGTTGCAGTTCGCCAAGACCATACTCCTTGCTTCCGTTAATCTCATTTGCAATCTCAGCACATATTGCGTCTGTCCTTACACCACCACCATCGGGCAACCGCAATCTACTTCTATGAGCCATTACCCACACATAAATAGTGGGAGAGTAGTATGTTTTACTCGGCACACTACTTACATCTACGTCGAACATGATAAATGTGCGACCATCATATAAAGTCTCAGCTATAAATTCAGCTGGGAAAACCTGCTCATACGCTAATTCGATAGCATTATCTACTGTGTACTTAGGTGTACCGTCTTCATTATATTCAGTAAGTAAAGCGATTATTTTTTCGCTCGTTAGGATATCTTCCATGAGCTTATTCTTATAATCGAAAAACTCCTTTAATTGCATTACAGCCACCTCTTTCTTCCATCAGTAGATGTATCGTCCGTATTAGTTATTACAGGCTTCGGGAAATATTTATAGTAATCAGCTATACGTAATTCATAATTGTCATCACCAGTACCAGTTACTTCCTGTAAGACAAATTTTACGCAACCTTCATCGCCGTATGAATGACCTAATTTTATTGGTTTAGTTAAAATATAACAAAGTGGTTTTGGTGAACCAGGCTCGTCAACAACCAATCTTGTTTCTCTATTAAGCTTGATTGTATCTTCGTTTTTAGCCATTGTGATGGCTATACGGGAGTCACCTCTAGTGACCACATAGTGACGATCTTCTAGCTCACCGGTTAAGTCCTTATTATTTAAGCAGATTGTGCAAATTTCCAGACATATCCGCCTGTTGTTTTTCTTTTATTGTGGCAACACTGCGATATATGACTATGATTAATATTCAATTCAGTTTCTGCATCCCGTGCAGATTTAAAACTTCTTATAAATACACCGTCAATAGTATACATATCTATGGCTTTACTATTGCCATCGCCTATCTTTCTTTTGTGTTCATCCGAAAATTTTCTACCCTTTAAACCCTTAGACCTGCGTCTTAGAGTTTCATCAGAAAGATTTTCTTTTAATCTGGCGAACGACAATTTCTTCCTAGTTTCTTCTGATGGATGATAGTTAGGAGTACCATCTCCTCCAGATGTCATGTTGTATCCATATTTTCTATTTTGAGTTCTCCACATTCTTATATATAATACTTCAAGATTCTTTGCGTCAGATTCTGTCAATCCTTCGTGTAAAATAATATGACTAAATCCATCCCATCCATATTTATTGACAGCGCTATAGAAATATGAATTTTCATGATACCCTCTACCTTCTCTCCATCTATGTTCCGGCTTTGGCTTCGATGTTACACCGACATATCTTTTCCCATTAGTCTTATTAACATGGACATATACACGCCATTTTCTTTCCTCTATATAAATCACACCATTCATTCATTTATTTATTTTGCACAACCGAAGGGTCGCTACACCCTCTTGATGTTTAACGTCCTCTCGCTTTCACGAGAGAGTAGACCATATCTTCATCCTTTCGGATGCTCACCGCTTCGGATAGCCAATAACTTGCCACCCTACGAGCTACGCTCTGGTCGTTGAGCCTTTCCCTATTCGGGACTTGGTTGCTGATTTTCCATTAAAATAAGCCTGCCTTTCGGCAGACTTGAAAGCGTTTAGGATTTAACCATGCGCCATCTATTTATTTCTTTCTTCTTTCAAAACATTCGCACTTAGGCGTATTTCATCCTTATGCTGTAGTATAAATAGCTTTAGGAGTTTCCAGCAATTCGATGAGTATTTATCATGCAGCTTTCGCTACACGGAAACTACTTCTTAATTTCGTACCGTCTTCCACAATACACCACTGCTCATGTATAACGGCATCTTCCGACACCCACCTCAGAAGATAGTTACACTGTTGCAATTTTGCTCTTGTGTACAACGTAGTATTATAATCTTTCTCAACCACTAACCAATATTGATCCATCCAATGTACTAGGCTTCCATGCTTAATCGTTTCACCAGGCATTGATAAAATTTTCTTTTCATCAAGATTATCAGAATTAATTATCGCAACAGTTTGCATAACACCATCAATATCTGCTTCTGTATATGATAAGTTGTCAGGCAAAAACTTTTCTATATTATGAATTTCCCTAGTCTTAAATGCGTTTCGTTTGTTTCCGCCACGAGCTTCTATTCTACTTAAGTAAGTTTCCCAATCACTCAGTTGCCTCACCGCCATTCGTATAGTGAGCCGCAAACCTGTTACAGATTGAAATAGCTTTAAATACTTCCCGCTTGACCTGCTTGATTGTAAGCTCTTGTACATGAGAATTCAGATGTTCCAATATACTGACGAGACTTAAGAACGATGGGTCGTTATTTAATTGAGCAATAACATCACCGCAACCAAGCAGCTCACACTGTAAACTTTCTATATATGTCGGTAAAGATTCCTCGCCCTTTTCTCGCATCGGGAGTATCTTAAAAAATTGATTTACGAGATTCTTGAAATAGTTGGTAACCATTTCTTCGTTAACGAGAACACCGACAGTAGTTTCAACCATCATATATGTAAATCCGTGAGGTCGCCATGATTATAGCTATACTCACGTATCATCTGTATATAATCTTTTTGAGCTTTCGAATAAGCGTTCCCGACACGCAATAAAAGCTCTGCAGGAGAGTACATAGTATAATCTCTGGTATTCATAACATTTTCTAGTAACTCCTGTTTATAAACGTACGGCTTAAGCCATTGAACAACCATTCCCTCTGATACAATATCTACGATTTCATCTAATATCTCATCATCGATATCAACATCGAACCGCTCTGCAGAATCATCTGCAGTTGTAGTAAAATCATAACCACAAACCTTTTTAAATGTAGACAATGATAATGTACGTTTCATAAGGTCAACAGTTATTTCATACCTTCTATCTATATCAGCTAAATCGTAATCTGTTATCTTAGAGAGAAATGCACCAATAAAAGAATCATAAGGAACGCCCATCTATAGCCCCCTTATCTTTCTATAAGCTCTGTGCCAAGAGCCTCTTCAAGTGTTGCGATAACTCTTCTCGAATCGATTTCACCATCCATTACAAGCTGCCTTGCTCTCAAAGAAAGTGACGCCTTTTGCCCAGCAGACATTCCGCTAATAATATTTTTAATCTCTTCAGGACTCTTATCGAATACTTTATCGAAATCTTCAATCTTAATTGCGTTCTTATAATATCTAGAAAGACCAAGATACGGTACTACCCAAGCACTTTCTTTTGTGAACATAAACCAATTATTCTCGAAGAAACCTTTTGCTGAACTCTTCGCATTTCTAAGCTCACGGAGTTCCATTTCCTGTTCATCCCCAAATCTGCTCCATTCGTATTTCTCATGAGTTCTTGGACTGATATATACTAAATGTCCATGAAAACCATTTGTTACAGTTACTACTGAATTAGGGTCGATATCTTTTGGGACAATAGGTTTCTCTTCAATAATAGTTTGTACAGAGTTATCGACCTGATTATCTACTTGTGTTGTATCACTTGTTGTTTTTCTTCTACCAGCCATAAATCTCCTTTCATTCAAAATGGCTGTCGCAGTCAAGGCGACAGCCACAATTCAATAAATTATGTAGTCTTATAAATACCAATACCAGTATTCTTGTTGCCAGCGAGGACGAGGGCAGTTCCCCATTTAACGCCGTACAGATACTCTTGTGTGAAATCCATATTAGTCATCGGGTCGCCCATAAGGACAATCGGATCACCTTCGTAAACACTATTTGTTAAGCTAATTGATTGATTGTTGTAAGATTTCTTCTATGTTTTTACCAGCCTTTATTTTCTTGTGCAGAGATTTATAATTAATACCATACTCCCTAGCACATTCTGAAAGTGTCATAATTTTACCGAATACATTGTATTCAACATTACTTCTTCTATTATTGCATTGGGTTACTCTATCAACCCATCTACAATTTTCAGGATAATACCCATCATTATTATTAATTCTATCTATCGACAGAGAATCAGTATATCCATTTTGTAATGCCCATGTTTTAAATACTTGATAATCATTTAACCATTCGTCACAAATAAATATACCTCGTCCGCCGTAATCGTTATAATTACTAGCATTGTTATTATAACAACGCTTTTTCATACCATTCCAAATATTGTATAGTCTTGTCCCAGTACATCCGTGTGTGCTAAAATTATTTTTTGCAATTTTCTTCTGTATTTCTCTATGTTCGCATCCACACGAAGTTGAACGTCCACTTGTAAGAGAATTTCTGATTACATTCTTTCTAGTTCCACAATCACATATACAGTCCCATGTGGTAAATCTATTACCGCTGCCTGTTATATGGTCTTCTCCTCTTTTTATGACTGTCCATTTGCCGAACCTAAGACCTGTCAAATCTTCAAATTTTGGCAATTATATTCCTTTCACTCACTCAATCAATCAATACGGTTCGCTACACCGTGCTAGTATTTCTACTTCTATATGTTTCCATATAGTACAGACTATATCTTCATCCATTATATCGGATGCCCACCACTTCGACCACGCTTGCGGCCTACTCTTAAATAAGATAGTCGTTGAGCCTTCTCCTGTTCGGAGCTTGGTTGCTGATTATCCGTTAAAATAGCACTTAGGATTTAACCATATGCCATCTCATAGATTTTTTCTGCTTTCGCAACATTCACACTTACATATATTTCATTGTTATGTTGTAGTTCTATGAGCTTTGGGAGATCCCAGCAATTCAATGGGTTATTATTCAAACACGTTACCGTGTAAGCAGTCTATTTACGCGACACAATTATGCCGCCCTAAACTTAATCGGTTTGTCATCACCAGCTACGATAGTAAGTACATTGTCATCAAACACAAATGCCTTGTGACCATTAGCATCAAGCTCGTTCACCTTATGACGCTGCGGGATAGCGAAGCACGGTGTGCCATAGAATGTACCATAGTAACCATAACTATGAAGCTCGCCCTTTGCCGTCTCGGACTGAACGGACTCTTTGAGCTGTCTGAGAGCCTTCTTAGTACCGATGATAGTAGCTGTCTTTCCATCAGCAGCTGCCTCTACATGAGCAATAATATCAAGCAGAGTATCCTCGTTATACGTACCAGCAGACGGATAGAACGAGATGCCACCAATTTCCTGTGCGGTTACGCCAGACCAAAGTTTATAAATGTCCTCAGCAATCTTCTTTCTGAAAGATTCAGCAACAACATCAATAAGATGATTAAAATCAACACGACCAGCAAGGACTCTATTTAGCTCTTCGTAAATACGAACCATATGCATGGATGTATTGATAGCTTTTTCTTCCCTGCCACCGATTCTCTGTCTACGAATAGCCTGAGTACCATCAGCAACTTCATCAACTTCGAACAGAATATCGTCTTCAATAACGAACAGATTCTGGTCGCCTTCTGCGACATTTCTATAATCAACAAGCGCATTGAAGAATTCATCACCCTGAATACCTTCAACAACAGTAGCATTGAGAATCTCTTCTACAATAGTGAAAAGACCCTGGCACTTGCCATCACGAATAGCCTTATAGTCAAGCTTTGTAGAACCATTATTAGCCTCAATAAGAGCTTCCTTAAGAGCTTCCTGAGACTGCTTTACGGAATACTTCTCGACATTTCCTCTGTAACCATCAATGCCGAGCTTTACAATATCTTTATAATCAGCCATTATTATTTACCACCTTTCTATAGATTAAGCTACTTCAATTGCGTAGTATGTATAACGACCAACTACGTTAACATCAATAATTGTTCCAATAACAGTGGAGCCGTTTGTAGCTGAATCGACTACCTTTGCCTTTGTGTCACCCTGAAGCTCAACGATCTTACCCTTAGCAGGTGTGCCGTCAAGAGCATCAGCAGTTACAGAGAAAATATCATTGGAATGCAGGCGATAGCCCCTAGCAGCTTTGCCAGCAACGTTAATAAACTCATCAAGATTCTTCTTACGCTCATCATACATTACTTCAGGAGAAGCAATAAGGACGACCTCTGTAAGAGCAGAGCTCGCTGTCGGCTCGACACCAACATAAATTTCACGAGCGCCATCCTCAAGACCAGCGAGAAGAACGAAATTACCATTTTCAATCTCAGTCGCTACATTCTCATTAGAAGTAGAATCTACCGGCTGATAACGAACAGATACGAGTCTAGCTCTATCATCAGTTCCAGTTAACTTGTCTGTTCTGACTACAGCATATGCCATAATGTTTATCCTCCTATAAAAGTATTACTCATCTAGTCCAAGATATTTCTCAACTATTCCGCCATACGGAATCTTGGACATATCAGTTTTCTCAACTTTAAATTTCGGTGTATGCTCATTAAGATTAAACTTAGCAGGTACACCATTCCTACCACGAAGTGCAAAGAGCTTCTCCTCAAGTGTATCAAAGTCATACTGAGAATTGTCTTCACGCAGAGATTCAAACGCATCAATACCAACAAGGTCTTCGAATTTTGCGAAAAGCTCTTCACGTTTACTATTCTCGATTGCTGTCTCAACATCGAGCTTGTACTGTCTAAGTTCTGAAAGTTCTTTATCTAAAGACGCAATCGTTTCGGAGGCAGTATTGTATTTCGCTTCCCAACCGATATTCTCTTTGATAGTCCGCTCCATAGACGCAAACATCTGCGCTACTGGAGATTCCTGCTCACCTTCGAAATCCGTAATTGCAAACTTCTTTCTCTTCTTTGATTCATAATCTATGGACAGAGCATCACCGTTAACAGAATACTCAAAACCATAAAGCAACCAATCCTCAGTATCGAAGCAGTATACTTCATGATTTTCGAAGTCAGCGTCTACATAACAATACTTACAAGACGTACCCCATTCTCTTTCTACTTTATTTTCAGAAAGAGCACGCTGAAGTTCTTCCATAGTGTTAGAAGCGAGATTGAAAGACTCGTCATTTTCCTCTTCTGCTATAGAGTCCACTTCGACTTCTTCTTCAACATCCTGAACTTTATTGGTCATAGCTTGAAACTTCTCAGTAAGTTCATCTATAGTAAACTCATTAATATCAAAGTCGAGAGAATCTACATCAATATCATATTCGGCAGCGAGTTCAAGTTTCTCGTTCAATACCTCGTTTCCTCCTTCCATCGAATATTTTTGTGGGTGTGTATTGTCAACATCATTAGATGTAGTGACCTGTGTAATTGTTTCCTTAAGCTCATGCATCATCTCAGAGAACTTCAACTGGAAATCATTCTCTGTATTAACTATAGAGAATGAGAGTGCGCTCGACTCAAAGCAAGGTTCAACTCCTATAAGACAAAACGCTGTGAACTCAAAATCATATATATAGAAAATACCATCTTTGAGTTCTCCATCTTTGATAGTTATCTCCATAGAATGAGCTGTTATGTTATCTCGCTTTATCTTTGCATAAGCTTCTTGTCTTTTCCAAATAAGTACCTCTGTGAACAAGTATTCG